AGCCCCGACGTAATCGGGAAGACCGTAATAGAAAATGCCGGGTTGGTAGGCTTTGATTTGGTACACCACCGCCGCCTCGGTCCTATCCTCAAGGTCGAGGGCGGGGTATTTGACCGGCGCGTAGCGGGGTTCCCGCATCCGGCTCCAATCTGGGGAGACGTAGTAGCAATCAATTTTCCCTTGAGCGTCGGCGATGCCGCTCCTGACTGTGTGGGCGGGCAAGAATCGGAGCTCGGCCACCTCCGTCCGGACGCGGTTCCAAATGACCTGCACGTAGCACTGCCCGTACAGCTTCAAATCGAAACACAACTGCCGAAGGATATCGTCGTCGGAGTTCTCGAAGAGCTTCTGTGTCTTGAGCCATTGGTCCGGTTTCTCCTCTCGGTCCGTGGCTTCGAGGCCCTCGCCGTAGATCATCTCCGAGACGCCGTTTACGACGGCCGCCTGGATACTCGATCCGAGGTACAGGTCCCGGAGGTAGGAGCCGTAGAGATTGTCGAAGCCATAATCGACCCAATCGCGCCCGGTCTTCTCTTGGAAGAGGGGCAGTTCGTGCGTGGGCAACCCGAAGACGTTGAACTCGTGCTTACTCATAGTACGTAAAGGTGGAGGCGGCGTCGGGATGTGACTCGTAGGTTGTCTCTTGGTACGCTTGCGTCGTTGTCGTGGCATCTTCTGTGAGTATCAAGTCTCCCGATTCTTGGGCGAGGAAGTTACCGGATTCCGTAAGGAGGATTCCCGTCAACGCGCCGCGCGTAAGGTAGCCCAAACCCTTTTCAAGGATGACATCCGTGGAGGTGATGGCCCGCACATCCGAAGACGAAGCCCTCTCGACGACCCGGTACTGGATGAAGCCCTCCGGCCACTGTGGGCCGCTGAGGTCGGCGGACGTATCGCCGGCGGTATCCGATGAATCGAAGACGAAAGTCGTGTACCGGTCCGTCACCGTCAGCGTCTTGGCGTTGACCATGACGACCTTGTCCGTCGTGAGGCTCGTCAGCTCCAGCCCCAGCGCCTGAATCGTAGGACCGTAGAGAGCCACGTTCGCCGCGCCCCGTTTTTCCTTCGGGGTGAGGTAAATCGTGTTCTCGATATCGGACGTGTAATTCTGAAAGACGAGGATCATCTACTACCGGATATAAGAAAGGGCCGCCATTGGCGACCCCTTCCATAAACACACAAAGCGAACGGAGATTAGCCCGTCGTAATCGTAGGATTGGACGGCGTGGTGAGGGCGTCGAACGGATAGTCCGCGGTGCCGACTCCGGCCGTAGGCTCAATCAAGTAGTAGGGGGCAGCCTCCCGACCCGTGAAGGTAAGGGTGCTCCCGGACATCTCATTCCGTGCCGCCCCTGAGGTCAGGGTGCCGCCGTTGAGGTCCATGCCGTGCGTCGCCCCGAAGAGGAAGACGTTATCGTTGTTGTCCAGGACGAAGATCTGCGAGCGGTTGCGGCTGATGAGGCGAAGTTGCTCCGGGTCGGCCTCCGTATGCTTTTGGAGGACGAGGTTCAGAGTCTGCTCAAACAGCGAGGCCCCCGTCGCGGGGTCGCTCTGGACGTTGATGGTGAAGGAAGACAGGTCCGGACGGAGGTCGTACTGGAGTACGGTCATCGTCGGAAGGTCCGTAATCGTGAACGTCTCTCCCGCAGTGGTAGAAACGGTCGCCGAACCTGCTGTGCCGTCACCTGTTCCGGCAGCGGTCACAAGGCCGTCCGCGAAGGTGCTGGCGAAGAAAACCTTCGTCAGACCTCCGAGAGCGTCCTTGCAATCCAATGCGCGGCCGAGGGTGATAGTACAGGCCATGTCTTATGCAGTGAATGCGAAGCCAACAACACCGTCCGTAGGAACGGCAGTCTGCACACCAGCGGCGAAGTCCATAGAGACCTTCACGTTATCGCTACCGTCGTACTGGTAAACCGGGATGAGGCTTGCGCTCTCGTTGCCGGTGTAGGCGTTCGTTCCGACCACGATGTTGTCGGGGTAGGTGAACACGATCACATCGGCGGTGTTCGGGATACCGGCGGTCGGATACACGGGATATCCGAGGTAGGTCACCGTCTTGAGGTCGCGGTTGTAACCCATGTCGGTACCCTGCGCGGCGATGGCCTGCTGCATGAAGGCGTATGCCTCGTATGACAGGTAGAAGCCGGCTCCGTCCTTGGCGAGGATGCCAGGGGTAGCGGCGACACCTGCGAAGACCGTATTCATGTTGCCGAGGATGTTGGCAGCGGTGAATGCGGCGTCCGTTACGGCCTCGGTGAAGTCCTTCATAGCGGAGTTGTCGATACCGCCCTCGTCGATGACTCCGTCATTGGACAACAGACCCAAGCCCCAAATGGCACCGGCGTCTCCGGCCCACATCAGGCTTTCGAGGTTCTCGGCGGTCTTGGCGGCTACGGTAGCCAGCAGGAACTCGGAGAAGTCGGGAGGGATCTGACCGTCACGGCGCATACGGCCCTGGGCGGCGATAAACGTCGGGAAGATGGTTCCGCGGCAAACGGTCTCCTTTACCATCAAGTCGTTCAGGGTGAGCACCTGCTCCGTGAGGCTGGTGTTCGCTCCGTCCGTTCCGGCACACGCGGCCGCTTGGATGGGGTCGGTGATGTTGAGGTTTGAAACAACAGCCTTGTGGACTACCCCCTCGATGAGGCGGGCGCGGTTGTTTGCGATGGTCTCCGCGCCTGTGACAGCGGCGGTAACATACGGCAACGCCAATTCACCCGCGTAGGTGTTGTCCGTTACCGTGATGTCGAAGTTGTACTTCTGGGACTTCATGAGAAATTTGAAATGATGTTGAAGGCACGATCGACGCCCTTCAGGTTGGGGTTGGTTTCTTTCTTGAATTCTGCCTTAGGGAGAACGCGGTCCGGGCTTGCGGCCGGGGCCTCCTCCAATTTGGCGAGGCGGGTATTGATAGCTTCGAGGGCGATAGCCATCTCATGGGTGAGGTCTTGCAGGTGGCTCGACATCTCCTCTTTCTTGGGCTCCTCCTCCTCGGCTTCCACTTCGACCTCCTCGGTGGGGGCCATCGCTTCCTTGACCACCTCGACAATCTCGGCGGCTACCTCTGGGGAGATTTGGAACTTGTCGACGAGGGCGGCCTTTACTGCTGCCATCTCGTCCTTTTCCTCGTCGTCCATCATCTCGTCCTTCTTCTCCTCTTCCTCCATCTCGACGACCTTGGAATCGGCGTCTACGTTCAGGGTGCCACCGTCGGACAGTTCGTACGATCCGGCCTCCAGGGGCGCGGCCTCGCCATCCTCAGAGAGGACACGGACGGAGGCGCCAGCGGAGAACGCTTCGGCTTCGGTGGCAACAACACGCCCGTCGTTGAGGCGGGCTTCGGCGTAGAGGTCCTGACGCTCTGCCTCGACGACAGACTTGACGGCCTCCTTGAGTTTCTCAATTACGGACATGGGTAGTGTTTTCGATTCGGGATATAACGTCGATTCAATCGTTTGAAAGGAGCGGGTCGAGCTCTTCGTGGGTCTCGCAGGGCATAAACATAGTACGCCCGTTTATCTCGTGGGGGTGGTGGCCTTCACACCCTAGCGCCGAGGCCATGAGTTCGGCCTCTAAGGGGGTCCCGAAGAGGGGCTTGCCGTCGAGGAAGGCAATCGGTTCCAATACGTCACGAACGGCGGCGGCAATGGTCTCGATGGTGATGTCTTCCATCTTGACCAACTTGTCTATAAAGTACCCCTCGATGGAGAACCCCCTGTATTTCTTATCCTTTACGTCCTTCCATACGTCCCCATTGTGAACGCGGACGGAGACCATCCACGTACCGGTAGGGACATCGAAGCCATAGACGGCGGCCTTGTCCCGGTCCTTGTCGGCTACAATCCAGCTCTCAAAGATTGAGAGTCCGTCGACCTTCGTCTGGTGCTCGACGGTATACTCTCCGTTGCGCTTCTGCCGCATGAAAAGTTCGGCGGCCTGCTGCACCGTCTCCTTCGAGAAGTACACCTCGAACTCCTCCTGCTTGACGTCATCCCACCGCGGGATCATCTTCTCCGGAATCAAGGCCGGGCCGATTAGGAGCTTCTTGTCTTCGTCGACCTTGGCCAGGGTGAGCTTCTGGTCCTTGTTGAAGTACACGAAGTTCTCCTCGATGGCCGGGAACTTCACGAGGCTGATAGCCTCCACCCCGAAATCGTCCTGCTCCTCATCAATCAATAACTCGACGGTCCTCATAGTGTGGTCTGAATTTGTAGCTCCCGATTTAGGGCTTGCTTGTTGCTGATCTCGTTCTCTACTACATATGCCCGCACGGGTTCCGGTGTGGGGGTGTCTTGGTTCGGGATGAGGGAGCCGACATCGACCCCGACGGATTGGGTACCTCCACCGATGCCACCACCGCCACCACCGCCGCCACCTCCGGCGGCGCTCGTTGAGTTGAATTGGGTCGACTTGATAGCAGCTACGCGGGCAAGACCCGAAGCGGTAGCAGCCGCGGCCGCGAGTACGGCGCGGATGGGTGAGTCCGGCGTAGCGGTCAACTGTGAGAGGTACGCCTTCTGTGCGGCCATATAGGTCGATACCAAAGTCTCCGCGATGCCGATGGCCTTGTTGCGCTGGAACGCTTTCTTGTTAGCCTGCTCGCCCTTCTTGCTAAATGCCTCGTTTAGGTTGGTGAGGATAGAGAAGGTTTGCGAGGCCACCTGCGTCCTAAGCTGTAGCGTCGCCATTTGAGCCGCGGCATCGTCCGCCGAAATTTTACTGTTATAGGCTTGGTTTGCGGCGATGCTTTCGTCGTAGTGGCGTTCCCGCATCTCCCGCTCCTTGCTTCGATATTCCTCCTCCAGTTGCGCTACCAGTTCGGCGTTCTCATTGACCGCCATAATGCGGGCCGAATATTCCGCGCTCAACTGTTCCAGCTCCTGCTCTTGTGCCGTCCTACGCTGGGCGGCGAGGAATTCCCGCGCTTCCTTTTCGGCTTCTGCTCGCTTCTTGTTGGCCTCGTCTTGCTTCGCTTTGGCTTGCGCTTGGTACTTGTCGTCGATGTCCATCAACGTCAGGCGGTACTCCTCCTCGACCTGGGCCAACAGTTCCGCATTCTCTCCGGCTCCTTGGACGCGCTCCTCGTAGGTCTTTTTTGCGGCGGCTTCCTCTTGCGTGCGTTGATCCTCGCGGGCCAATCTTGCGGCGGCAAGGGAGTCGATGACCTTCTGTTCCGCGGCGGCGATTGCGGCGGCGGCATCCTCCTCGGCTTTGCGCTTTGCGAGAGCCGCGTCTGCGATTCGCTTCGCTTCCGCTTCGGCTTCTGCGGCGGCCTGGTTGCGGATGGTGTTGAGCTTGTTGTTGAGGGTCGTCTGAAGCTCGAAGGATTCCGTTTGCAGGTTCATGACCTCGGCCTCCAATTCAGCTTGTCGCCTGCGGTCTTCCTCGGTCGAGTCTCCCATCTTCATACGCTCCGCATGGATTCGGGCCTCTTCGGTTGCGATGTCTAGGCGTTCCGCCATCAACGCTTTTTCGAGGTCGATTGCGCTCTGGGCGGCCTTCTCTCTTTCGGCAAACGATTTGGTCGTGTCCTCGGCGACCATATTGTACTCCTTAATATCCTTGCGGTCCTCGGCGCGGCGCTTGGTCATTTCTATCTGACGGTCCGTAAGGGCCTGCATTTCGCGCTCTAATCGCCGAGCTTGTGCGATACCCTCCTGCATCGAGGCCGGCAGGTCTTTGAGGGCGTCGTTGTAATTCTCAACGGCTGCCGTCTGACCCTTGGTAAACAGATCCACCAAGAAGCCACCCGCGGCCCTAAATCGAGCGGTCAGATTCTCAACAACTGAACCAAGGCCAGCCATCAGAACTTTCAACTCACGTGCGCCGCGTTCCGTTTGGGTGAAGGCTCCCACCAACGCCGTCACGCCCACAACCAAGGCCCCGATACCGGTGGCGATGATGGCCGCCCGCGTCAGCTTCAGTCCGGTGATGAAGGTCTTCGTCCCTGCGGCGGCCTTCCGGAATCCGGTCACCGCTCCGCCCGTAGCGGTATCGAGCGCCCCAGAGATGCTTGCGCCTTCCTCGCGGGCCTTGTTCAGTTCGTCGGTAAAGTCGGCGAGCTGGTTAGCCGCTGCTCCGAGTCCCTTTACCTTTATGTTGATGTCGTAGTCCTGCGCCATTGCGTACCCCTTGGAGGACTTTGCGCCACCATGACGAATTGCCCCACTCATAGTATCCATATAACAGAAGGCAATCGGGGTTGCCGCGGAGCTCATACTGAGCCGCTACATCCAGCACGCGGGGGATGGCCCTCCCTATCCCGTCGAGGTAGTCTTTCATTCCTGCAATAGTACCCGGTCGTTGATGCCGGCCAACCTTGCGCCCGCCTCCGTGAGGATAGCGTTCTCGAACTCGGTCTCATTGGTGGCGTACATCCGAATCATCTCCACCGAGAGCGTCCAGTTGATGATCTTGTTGGCTTCTCCGCTCGCATAGATATGCAACACCCCACCGGAAAGGGATGCCGTCAGGCGTCGCGCTCCGGGGCTTCCGCTGCTCAAGCTCTCGCCGCTGGTTTCTGAAAGGGTAACGGTCCCCGCCCGCCCATTGGCAAGGAATCGCCACGTATCAAAAAGGGAAGTGAAAGCCACCCCCGCCGAGCCTCCTACCGTCGTCGAGGTGGAGCGGATGACCCCAAAGGCGACGGTGTTATCCGGTACGGTGATAGGTGCACCCCCTGGGGCCACCGGTTCGATGGTGTCGCTTCCGGTGCTCTCGCCCGTTAGTATCACCTCATCGTAAACGCTTACGGTTCCGCTTCCGGGGTCGGTGGTGTTGGTGTTGGTTCCGGTCGGGGAGACGGGGCCGGGCGTGTCTCCATTGGTGGAAGGCACGGGGTCCTGCGCATCCGTCGGGGGATACGGGGGTACAGGGTTCCCGTCATCGGTGGCGGGGTTATTCCAGCGGCACGTCGAGGTCGTCGCGTCGTAGTAATACCCGAACGCCTCGCAACACTGTTGGCCGGGATTGGTGGTCGTGGTCCCATCGGCATCGGTGAAGGTGACCGTCCCGTTCGCATTCGAGGAAGTAGGTACCGCAGAACACGCCCCGAAGCTGGAGCGTTCGAGATCGCGTAGGAACTTGCAAAGGGTACTTTCCCCCGTCCCGATTTGGTAGCCGCTGATTTCGGTCAGCTTGTATACCGCTCCGAGGATATGGAAGCGGTCATTAAAGCGGACGTTCCTGATGTCCGAGGGGGTCAGGTATAGGTGAGCCTCAAAGACCCGCGCATCGGCGTCGTAGATGTCCGCAAGGTACCCGGCCCAATATGCCTGGTGGAGTCCAATAGCGGGAATCTCTGCGCCTGCTAGTAATGGATTGTCGATGGAAAACGGGAGGCTGGTTGAGTTCCAATAGAGGCTTTGGGTGTTGCCATCCAAAGGAGATTCCGAAAGGGGAGAGCAGAACAGGTACGACGTAAAGCTGGTATTTCCGATATAGTAGGTGTTTTGCAACTGCTGGACGCCTGTCACAAAAAACAGCTTCGGCGGTTGGCTGGCAGGCTTTACTCCTACCCCGTCCTTTTGATAGCTGCGGTGTATTAGGAACTCGTTGTCAAATGTCAACGGATCGCCTTGCAGGGTCGGGACAGTGTATACGAAATACGGCGCAAAGACAGGCTCGTTCTTTAGCTCTCCCGTTGCGAAGTCGTCGTCGATGTCTTGGTCGTAGGTTCCGAACGTGAGGCCCTGGGTCTCCTTTACGAACTTGTTGCCTACGTCACTGCTGTCCTTGTCCGAGAACAGAATTCGCGCCGACTTCAGTGTCGAGGTTGGCATCAGGCTCCGCTCCTTGTCGAGGTCTAGTTTCTCCGTCCAGTAGGTATC